GGCGGTTTTGGCAGTAGTGCGGCGGGCGGTGCGGGGTCTAAGGGCGGTGGTGGTGGTGGTGGAGTGGGCACTACTGGCAGTTCCGGCGCTGGAGGCGTGTCAGGTGAAGGCGGTAACGGAGGTGCGGGTAGCAATGCATCGGGCGGCACTGCTACTAATGGCTCCGTTCCTGGCGGTGGTGGCGGCGCAAAGAGCAACGGCGGCACTTCGGGCAGCGGCGGCGCGGGCCGCGTTCGCGTTTGGACATGGTAAGGGGAACGGCAATGCGCTTTGCAATTATCAATAACGGCGTTGTCGTGAATGTCGTTGAAGCGTGGCCAGAACAGGCAGACGCCGCATGGGTGGCCAGTGATACCGCCAACATCGGATGGCTTTGGGATGGCGTTGATTTTGCCGAACCCGCGCCGATCGTGACCGTTCCTGCCAGCGTGACGCGCCGCCAAGCGCGAGAGGCGTTGCTTGATATTGGCTTGCTAGATGACGTTGAAATGATGATCAACGAAATGCCAGATGCAACCGAACGCAAGCGCGCTGAAATTTATTGGCTGGATAGCGCCGTCTTTGAGCGTGGCCATCCCCTCATTGTGCAGATCGGCAGCGCCTTGGGCCTGACTGAAGCTGAGATAGACAATCTGTTTATCACGGCGGCGGCGCTTTAATCTTGCCATTGAACGGGGCTTGCGGCTGTTATAATGTCGCAAAGCGATAAGGATCAAGCAATATGGCCAGCCCGGCGCATGACATTATTGAAGGATTGAAGCCGGCTGGCGATATTCTTTCGTTTGGCGTGGTGCTGGCCACTTTAGCGTCATGGCTGCCATCGTTTGCGGCGATACTCACAATCGTGTGGACGCTCATTCGCATTTATGAAACGCAAACCGTTCAAGCCATGCTGGGCAAGGCCAAGTGATATAACCGCCAATCGTCGCAGGGGATTCCTGTAGCTGCTAACGGGTGATCCGTGCCGCGCAATCAGCATGAAATTGATCCGGCGCGTGACGCCGAAATATATGCCGCCTATGTAGAGGCCGGCAACAGCGCCAGGGCATTGGCTAGGACGGGCCGCTATGGCAGCAAAACCGGAATCCTGTCAGCGGTGCGGAGACACAAGCAAAGCCAAGGCGAAGCGTATGGCGCTGGCGGCATCGGGCAAGGCGCGGAACGTGACGGCCACGCTCCCTATATCATCAAAGGCGTTTCGACCTACTTTGACGCGGACGGAAACCAACGCGCGCAATGGGTAAAAACCCGGCTTGATGATGAACAGCGGCAAGAGGCGATTCGCGCTGCGGCTGAAGCCTTGGCCCAAGACATACCGCCAGCAAAACCCGTCACGCCGCCGGCTTCAACGGTTGCGGATTTGCTGAACCTCTATGTGTTTACCGATTACCATGTCGGCATGTTAGCGTGGCATCGTGAAGGCGGTCAAGATTGGGACTTAGCCATTGCCGAACGGCTGATCACCAACGCTTATCGCCACATGATTGACAACGCGCCAGCGGCAGAAACCGGCATCGTTTGCCAGCTTGGCGATTGGTTCCACTATGACAGCTTTAAGCCGCTAACGCCTGCCAGTGGCCACTTGCTTGATGCGGATAGCCGCTTTCCCAAGATGATCGAAGCCGGCGTGCGAATCTTGCGCCGCATTGTTGGCATGGCTCTAGAACGGCATGAGCGGGTGATCGTGCTACATGCCGAAGGCAATCACGACGAAGCAAGCAGCGTTTGGCTTCGCGTCATGTTCAAGGCATTGTTTGAGAATGAGCCGCGCGTTACCGTTGAGGATAGCCCGCTGCCGTTCTATGCGTATCAACACGGCCAGGTTATGCTGGCGTTTCATCATGGCCACAAGGTGAAAATGGACGGCTTGCCGGCATTGTTCGCCAGCCAGTTCCGAGAGATGTGGGGCAAAACAACAATGGCCTATGGCCACAGCGGCCACTACCATCATGAAGTCGTTAAAGAGTTTAGCGGCATCAAATGGATGCAGCACCCGACGCTGGCGGCGCGTGACGCTTATGCATCGCGGGGCGGTTATCACGCCGAACGGGCAGCTTATACAATCACATATCACGCCAAATATGGGCAAGTTTCCACGCTAACCGTAAAGCCGGAAATGTTTGAATGAAAGCGCGCATTCCTTGGGCATCGCTTAAGGCTGATACGTTTGCCGATCATTCCGATGACGTAACCCAACTATGGGCGGCAGAGTTTGCGGCGGCTGCTAAGGGCGAATTGCTTTGGTTGCGTGGCGTGATTGGCGGTGATGTGCTACAAGGTGCAACGCGCGCTGCAATGGCGCGGGCTTTGAGGCTGGCAGCTTTGGAGATCGAGCGATGCGATGGCTAACAGAGGCGCGCCAATTGATTGGCACGCGGGAAGTTCCCGGCGCGGGAAATAATCCCGTTATCATGTCATGGGGCAACCGCCTTGGCGCAAAGGTGCTGGGCATCGCATACGGCGCGGATAGCGTTCCATGGTGCGGTTTGTTTGCCGCCCATTGCGTCACCCAGGCTGGCCTGAAACCACCGCCCATTGCGATCCGCGCAAAGGCGTGGGCGTCTTGGGGTGACGCGATCGGCACAACTGCCACGCGGCCACCGCTTGGCGCTGTGGCGGTGTTTGGCCGCGACGGTGGTGGGCATGTCGGATTCGTAATGGGCGTGCATAGCAATGGCGATTTGGACATCCTTGGCGGCAATCAAGGCGATGCGGTCAACGTGCGCCGATTCCCGCGCTCTAGGCTCATTGCGCTGCGGTGGCCGAAGGGACAGCCAATGGTTGGTGTTGCGCCGTGGGCGTCAAGTCATACGCGACAAACAACAGGTGAAGCATGATCGAATATATCCGTGCGCGCTTGCGTGAAAAATCAACATGGGCTGGCATCGTTGCCATTGCCTTGGCAGTGTCGCTGTTGATCATCCCGGCAATCATGCCGGCTGATGCGGCGGCGCTTGCCAGTCAAAACGTGCAATGGCTGATCACGGCGCTGTTCATCGGCGGGCTTGGCGGCGTTGTTTGGCATCGGAAGGTCTAAGCATGTTTGTGCCAACATGGGCCTTGCGGATTGCACCATACGCCGCTGGCGTATTGCTGGCGGTGGCGGCGTATGCGTGGGCCTACAGCAACGGCAAAGAGGCAGAGCGGGCGAAGTGGCAGGCGCGTGAGATCGCCGCCGTAGCAGCCGCACAGGCCAAGAGCGCGGCCATGCAAGCCCAAGTGGACGCCGCTGGTGCTGCGCTCTCCATGTCCACGGCTGAGATTGAACGGCTCACGAAACGAGCCACAGGCAACGTAAGGAACATCTATGCCGCGCGCCCTGCTGATAACGTCGCTTGCCTGGATCCTGGCGTCCTGCGGGCCATCGCGGAAAGTGACGCGGCCCCTCACGATACCAGCGCCGCCAGCGCAAGCCCTCGCTGAGTGCAGCATCACGCCGATAACGTGCGGCACGTCTGAGTGCGTGGCCGTGGCCTTGATTGAACGCGGGGCGGCTATTCGGGAGTGCGAGGCAAGGCGGGCGGCATTGGTGCGGGCGTGGCCTAAGCCTTGAGGTGTGCGCCGGCTTCAATCTGATCCAATGCCTTGTTCATGCGTCTGCGAACAGTGTCGGTTGACATAATTGCCTCTTTCCGCAACCACCGTATCACGTCCTCACGTTCATGCTGAACGCCGTCATCTTTGCCCTGTCGATACCAATATGCCTTCGCCTCCATCATCGCAGCATCACGTTCTGCTGTCAGTCGTTCGATTTCCTCTGTGAGCCGGGCATTTGCTTCCCGCTCACTGTCCAGCGACGATACGGCATGGTGCCACTCGTGCCGCTGCTTTCGAAGGCGATTGATCTCCGTTTCTTCATTGGCATGAAGCGCCCTGACAGCGTTGGCCTGCCGGTTGACGGCTGCCACCGCTGCGTCACGTTCGGCAGTCAGGCGCTCGATCTCATCGCCGCGCAAATACCATTCGCGCTCAAAGTGTTCGTGGTTATTGTTGGCCGCCTTCAAGCTGGCAGTGAGTGCAGCGATATGGTCAAGGATGGCGCGGGCGTCGTCTGCGTCCATGCATGTCATGCCGCCGCCAATTTGGCCTGCCATAGTGGCGCGCAACCGTTCCACAGCATCGGGGGCGTTCATGGCGCACCTATTGCGCGAATAGCGGCGGCGATAGAGTGTGACGCATCGCGCCAGCCTTGGCCGTAATCGCTTTCTGCCGGTTCAACGTGTTCATCAGACACCTTCGCCGCATGTTCCAGCACCATCGGGATGATAGCGCGGGCAAACACCTCATCACACTCGCGCTGCGACACCGGCCTATCGTGATCGGCATCGTATTCAGCAAGCAGCGACTGCACGGCGGCATGTCCTGCCGCAGCGCACCTTTCCACAAGATCATCCATTGCCGCTTCCCTTCACCGGCACATCCACGCCCAGCGCATTGCACAGAGCGTCGGCAATCGCTGCCGAGCCGTCCAGGTGTTCAGGAAGGCGCTCAACGGCTGTGAGGACGGCAGCGTATGTGATGGGCCGCGGGGTGGATGCAGATTTGATCGACGCCAAGATGCTCTCGTGTGTGACAGGCTGAATGTCTGCAATGGGCTGCGGGTTTGCCTTCGCGTATGTCGCCGGCCCCTGCATCATCATGGCATTTTCCCGCGCCCAATCCTGCCACTCTGGCCAGACTTCGGGATGCGTCAGTATTTCGGTGGGGGTGGCGTTGCGGACGCCGAAACCGTGACCAGCCTTGCCGGTATCTTCATTGACCCAGCGCCAAGAAATCCCTGCGCTGAACTCACCGAGCACCTTTCGGGCCACTCCATGCGCTTCACTTTCTGCACGCGCCGGCTTCCCCGCGTTCGTCACAATCGGGCGGCTCCAATCAATCGTGGTCATTGGTCTGCTCCGTTTCGTCTGCTGGCGTGTCGTCGATGGTGACGCCGAACAGGTTGCAGATCAGCGCCTGCAATCGTTCCGGCGTCGTCCCCAGGGTGTGCGCGATGTAGCGCAGCATGTCGGTGGTGATCGTGGTCATTGGTCATGCTCCTTTCGCGGCGGCGATGGCTGCGCGAACTTTCTGACGCGCTTCCCACAGCCCATTTCGTTCCGGCTTGCCATCGTAGGAGCCGCGCGTTTCGCCGCCCGTCCAATAGCGGTAATATTCAGCAATCGCGCGCTCTGCCGCCTCCAACGCCTCCAGCAGCCCAGCAGCGTGGGCTTGGCCAGCGCGGCGGTTCCATGCGGCGATGGCTTCTTCTTCGCTAGAAAACATATGCTCCGGCATGGCGCTGCGGTCGTAGCTTTCGCCGACATTGCAGTAGCAGTCGCGGCATCCAGCAAACCACATGCGCTCATCGTTCGTGCTTACCGTATAGGCAGCGCCGCCACAAAACGGACACGGCAGCAGCGCAGCATCTGGCGCGGTTGTTTCAGTGGTCATGCCCGTTCCCCAAACTTAGGCGGCACCATAAGATTTGCGTAACGGCGATCAACGCCATTATCTCGGGCTGTGTGATAAATAGCCGGTCGATGCTTACGCAACTCCTCCGTAAAGCGACGAATGCTGCCCCATCCATGCGCCTGAGCAAGCTCAATCAACGTCATGTTGCCGATGTTGCGATCGGCGGCGGGCAATGTCGGCGCTGTGCCTGGCGGGCGCGGCGGATTGGTGGTGCGCTTAGGTTTATTCGCATCAAAGCGAGGATCAGCCGATCTAACCTGTGACAGATGCGCCTTAATCCGGTCATTAGCTACGATGCGTTCCATGCGGCCATCGGGATACACAAACCAAAAGCGCCGATCATGAATGATGATTTTAGGCTGTTGCATGTCACGCATCCATCGGCTGGCGGTTGGCAGTATGCTTGATCATCACCGTCATCACGGTCTCATTGGCTTCCCGGCGTCGGCGCTGCAACTGCCATGTGTAAAGCGGTTCACCTTCATCAGTAAGCGTGCGCTTCCACATGGCAAAAATGTAGCCTTCTTCATCAAGCAACCGCACAAAGCGGCCAAGGCCACCGGGAATTGAATGAGTGGCATCACTAACAATCTTGTCAGCAATGTTGCCTTCTGGCGCGTTTAACACCCAGGCGGCGACTTCTTTTGCGCTATACATTGTGCGTCCCCTTAGATCATTGCCAGCAAGGCAAGGCAGATAAACAGGCAAGCCATTGGTAGGGCTTCGCGAATCATGGTGGTTGTCTCCGTGTTGTTGTTGTAAAAATAAATTATGCGGCTTGTTTAAGTTCAAACACCCAAAGCGCAGGATTGGCCATGCCACGCCGCGCCTTCCACGCGGCGCTCTTGGTTTCTTGAATTACAGCCAATTCACGCACCCACGAAGCAGTCGGCAAGCCGTTTCCGCTGTAACGAGAGCGATTGGCGCTGATGTGGGCAATAAGGCAATCAGCGCCAATGACGCCAAGCGCATTGGTGCGAACGCCAACCTTCAGCTTGCGATTGCAGCAATCGCAGCGGACTTCCTGTTCAGCGCCCTCGATAACCAGTTGGTTGTTCATGTTCATATCTCCATCTTGTGGGGCGCTGCCCCGTTGTTGTTGAAGCCACATTACCAAGCCCGTTCCTATGCGTCAATCATAAAAATACGCTTGCGGCATATTTTTTTGCCCCTTATGGAAACGGCATGAACGAAGCAATGACACATGCAATGCGCCTTGCCGGGCTTAATGATGTTAAGCTGGCCGCGCTGATCGGCTGTTCGCAGTCGCATATCAACCGGATTCGTAACGGCAAAATGACGCCGCGACGGGTGATGGCTAACGCTATCGAACGCGCCTTAAACGCTGATGGCTTGGCCGATAAACTAACCAAAAGGGAGAGGAACAAGGCATGATTGTTAAACTGTGGACGCCAGAGGAAGATGCGATTTTGCGGCGCATGATGGAAGACGGCGCAACGTATCAGCAAGCAACAGAAGCCTTGCCAGATCGGACAATCGCAGGGGTAAAATTCCGCGCTTATAAGCTGGATTGCGGCAACACCACTGTCGATGGGCGGTGGTCTGCCGAATCTGATGCCATGTTGCGCGAGATGTGGGCAAACGGCGTTACGCTAGTCGAAATTGGCAATATGATGGGATTCGCTCACTCATCAGTGCGCCGCCGCGTTGAGCGGCTTAATCTGCCTCCGCGCAAGTCACCGATCCGCGCGATCGGTGCAGGCTGGGCGGCCAATGATTTGGCCATTGAGCGTAGCGCGCGGCAGGCTACGCATGACTTTGAACGGCACTATTGCAACGTGGCCGCAAAACGCGGCTGGCGCGTCTGGAGCTATGCGGCGTGACATTACGGCGGCGGGTTAATAGCCCGCCGCTTTCATGTGCGCTTCAATCTGGCGCTTTGCATCCTCTGCACCGTAACAAACCAACACGGTTTGCCCGATCGAAGCTAGGTAAAGATGCCAGCTCTTTTGATCCGGTGACAATCGCCCGCCTTGTGAGCGTTTCATTTCGATCCACAATCCCCAGGCCGGAATGAACATGTCCGGCACGCCACGGCTAACGCCTTCGGCTTTCAGCTTGGCCGCCGTGGCGCGTGATCGCCAGCCGCCATTCGGAATCGCAAACATGCGAATATCCGCAAACTTGCGGCGGAACCAAAACACGACTTCGCGTTGTTCCTCATGCTCTGTCGGCAGGCGTTCCGTGCGTTCCTTCAAAACGGAACCTCCCTTGCTTGCACATCGTATGGATCGTGTTCCTTCCAATCCGGGCAGGCGCTTGGCGTTCCCTGAAACTGATCCGGTGGCGTTGCGTCGTGCTTGTGGCAATGGCTGGTTTCCCGGTGGAAATAGTTGCAATCCCAGCACAGTCTAGGCCGGGCATTTTCCCAGTCAACTAGCGCGGCTGGTTTAGCGGCTTGGCTCATGCTTTCATGTCCTGCTCTGCAATGTGGCAAAGGAAGTCACAGGCGGGCGCAATCGGGTTTAGCGTCGGCCAATCTGCCGGCACCTCGTCAATAAACACCCGCACATCACCGGGCATCCGCGCCAGCCTTGCGCCAAGTTCGCGTGACAGCTTTACCATCCGGTCAAAGTCGGCAGGAAAATGCAGGCGCATTGCGGCCCAGTAGTTCGGGCTGGTCGCTTTCGGGCATGGGATGCAGTTGTTGTTTTGAAAGCCCAGTGCATACATAGGCGGCAGTTCGATGCCGGCGCTTTGAAGCATAGCCAGGCAGGCTTGTTTCGTGATGCCACGCTCAATCAGCGGAAAGCGCACCATCAAGTCAGGATTGTTCAGCTTAAAGCGTTCGGCGCGCTCCACGTCTTCACTGGCAGCCGAGTAGCCAAACACATGCCCGTCGCCGGCTCTCTGAAACGCAATGGCCCGGTGCTGTTTCCATTA